GGAGGACCCTGTGCATATGCACGACACCCATATGCGTACTTGGTTCCGTACACATATGTCCCATCAATAGTAGGTAGGACCGGAAAAGAGACTATCATGCCATCCAAGTATCTAAGAGTGTCCAGAGGACACGATTGGCTGTCTTTCGAGACAGAACCTACTTGGTGGAATGAGTTTGAAGTCGTTGGAGATGAAAATCTCATCTACAGCGAAAACCACTCCCGTAAAGGAGGGGTTTGGACTTCGGGTGGTGAGTTTCAGTGTATCAAGAATATGTACTTTGAGGAGAGTTCTCTCTCTGATCAGGCATATTTGACATCACCTTTTGGGACATACCGCTATCGCGGTCCCCAATATGCTCACACCGAAAGTACGTATGAGACGAGTTCTTTATGGCCGTCTGTCACCCCTAGCCCAGCTTTTATTCTGGTTCCTATGGGTGCTACTGCCATATCTCGTACCATACCTACTAATCCAACTTCAAATCTGGCCCAATTCATTGGCGAGCTTCGTGAGGGTTTACCTCGCAAGGTTGGCATCGACTCACTTCGATCTAGGACTCTGACAAGCCGTAAGGCTGGATCAGAATATCTAAACATCGAATTTGGGTGGAAGCCTCTCGTCAAAGATATCCGTTCTCTCGCTCACTCAGTGATAAATTCTGAAAAGATTTTATCGCAGTATGAGAGAGGTTCCGGTATCGGGATCAGACGTCGTTATGCTTTTCCTACAATCGTGACTGTTGAAGAAGAGGATTTGGGCGAGGATACTCCCCGTCCGATTCTCGTTACTCAACAGTATACCGATTATTTGGGGCCAAAACGCGCGATAACGACTACATCTATCGAGCGTTGGTTCTCTGGTAGCTACACTTATTTCCTACCCCCTCCTTCTTCGGAGGGGAAATCCAATAGGAAAAGGTGGCTCCAAAAGGCTAATAAGCTAATTGGAGTTCGGCTTACGCCGGAGCTAGTGTGGAACCTGGCACCATGGTCCTGGGCTTCTGACTGGTTTGCTAATACTGGCGACGTTCTTAAGAACGTGTCAGCATTCAGTCAGGATGGCCTTGTGTTGCGCTATGGGTATATCATGGAACAAATAACCAAGACATACACCATAACTCTTGAGGGTATCGGGTATGGTAATAACCCCGGTCCTCATAGATTCAGTCAAACATGGGCTACTAAGTCCATGCAACGACTGGAAGCAACACCCTACGGCTTTGGCATGGCTGCTAATTGGAGTGATTTCTCCATGCGGCAAGTGGCCATAGCATCGGCTCTTGGACTTTCGTCCAGGGGTCGAGTATGATACCGGATTATCCGGTAAACGCTGGCTATTTTGGCTAGCGTCCAACTGCCATACGACTGATGTCGTATGACATACCTTTAGGAGTAGCTCCATGCTTGCAGATCCACAGTCCGTGAACGTCGGGGCTGGTGCTGTCTCGCTTCCGCGAGTTGGCATTGGCCCCTCTAGTGGTCTCTTTCAAGACACCACTGGAAACCTCAAGTTCAAGATCGAGCACACCGTCGGGAAGCGTATCCGACGGGTTGTTCGCTTGGACATCAGGAAGACGGCGGCCGATGTCCTGTTCCCTGCCCAGAACGCTCCGTACAACATGGCTGTTTACACCGTGTTTGACTTGCCTCTGGTTGGGTTCAGTGGGGCTGACCAAGTGTCAGCCTACACCGGCTACGCGGCAATGCTTGCCGCTTCATCTTACCTCATCATCGGAAAAGTTCTCGGTGCTGAGGTGTAAGACTGTAGATCAGTAGAGCATGGGCGGATTCCATTAGCCTCCTTATGAAGGGAGGTGCTGGATGAAAAGCCGTGAACTACTGTTAAAGGAGATACTCAATGAAATGAGTATCTGGTGTCGCACAAGCACCATTCGTGACTGGAAAACCATCACGAAACGATACGAACACGAGGGGATGTCGTTTTTAACGATATCCTTACCAAACTTTTGTTCTGACTTCCAAAAAAGTCTCGACATCGGTGAGGTAGTCCCAGCTCACTTCGTAGGTTTTGCGAAGCGAGGGAAGCTCCCCCTATTTCTAGGAGGTTTTTCCGAACGTGTGTTCGATCGCTACAGCGGTCGGTTACTTGCTGAACCTGATATCGACTGTATCCTAGCTATTCGTCAGATTTGTCTGGCGTTTAGTAAGATTCATCTTCCATGCACAAAAGTGCGTGAGAGAGCAGCCTTTAAAAAGTTCATCAAGCGTGAGAAGCATATTCGGGAGGTTGATAGTAGAATTGGTGACGAATTTCTTGTCCCCTTTTCCCGTCTATCACTTCTTGTTTTCGGCAATACCTTTTCAACCATAGATCGTATGATCTACGATGGAGAGATTATACCAAAACATGGTCCTGGCTCTACGGCTGAAAAGCTTACCAGTAATGGTAAGTTTAATCAGTCTCAATGGCCAGTCAGACTAGATAGCATATTCCCATTTTCTGAGAATATACAGTCTAGCTGGAGTCAATGTCTTGACTCACCTCCGGACATGCTCGAACCCGGGCAGGAACTTCCCGTTAGGGTCATTTCTGTTCCTAAAACGCTAAAGACACCAAGAATCATAGCTATTGAACCGACTTGCATGCAATATATGCAACAAGGGATTCTTGAAGCTATGAACTTGAACGTTGAGAGAGATAGACTCCTCGCACCGTTCATCAGTTCCCGATTTCAGGAGCCTAATCAGCTTCTGGCTAAGGAAGGTTCCCAGTTTGGTAACCTTGCTACGCTAGATCTTAGCGAAGCTTCTGACAGTGTCTCTAATCAGCTAGTCCGACGTTTGCTTGAGTTTTTCCCCAATTTCTCTTCTGGGGTTGACGCTTGCAGATCAAGAAAAGCTGATGTGCCTGGTTTTGGCGTAATTCGCCTAGCCAAGTTCGCGTCTATGGGTTCAGCCCTTTGCTTTCCTTTTGAGTCAATGATCTTTTTGATCATTATATTCATAGGGATTGAAAAGGAGCTTAACCGACAGTTAACCATGAAGGATCTTTATAATCTTCATGGAAAGGTGCGCGTCTACGGGGATGATATTATTATCCCTGTAGAATTTGTGCGTTCCGTGATTGCGGCGCTTGAAACTTTTGGGTTTCAGGTGAATTCCGATAAGTCTTTCTGGACTGGGAAGTTCAGAGAGTCTTGCGGAAAAGAATACTACGATGGGTGTGACATTTCTGTCACTAAAATCCGTCGTGATATTCCCGTTACACGGAGGCACGTTCAGGAGATTATTTCTATCGTTGAAACACGTAACCAGTTTTATAAGACTGGTATGTGGCTCACCGCTAGATTTCTAGACGACATAGTTGAGAGGATAATACCTTTCCCCTATGTTGGCTGGAATTCTCCCGCGCTTGGTAGGCACAGCTATCTCGGTACTGATACCGGGACGCTATGTCGTTTCTTGCATAAGCCCCTTGTCAGGGCCTTTGTAGAGAAACCCGTATCTCCTCGTGATAATCTCGAGGGGTACGGTGCCTTGCTGAAGTTCTTCCTTAAGCGCGGCGATCAGCCATTCGCCGACAGGAGGCACCTCGAACGTGCTGGACGTTCTCAGACCGTCGACATCAAGCTGAGATGGGTTTCAGTGCACTAGTGCACTGAACGCTCTTATGAGCGGTGTGAGGGG